GCCACCAGCACCACCTAGCTACACCGCTTTCTGGGATGCGTTGATCAGCAGCGCCGTCTACAGCGCCATCCGCACGCAGTCGATGGCTTCACTGCCGATGAACACGCTCGCCACCGAGTTCATCGCGTTGATCGGTGATGCCAAAGCCGGTCGGCCCAATGAAGCCGCCATTCAATCCAGCATCTCAGCAATCCTTGCCACAGGCACCTTCACGGATGATGACATAGCCGAATTCAATGCAGCCCTCACTGCTGGGCAGCTTGATGGCACCTACACCTTGGCTGCGCCCTAAGCTCGTGAACCGCTGGCTGCAAGATGGCTGCTAGGCGCTCGCTAGACTGTAGCCAGCAGCGTTGCCGGGTTAGTGGTTGAGATCTTTGCTGCGGTATGCGGAGCAGCGGTCTCGGCCGGTGTGCTGGCAACCGGCTCCAGCGTGCGGCGTGCTAATGAAGGCCGTGAAGCGTTAGTGCGGCTCACCGTTGGCCTGGAGTCGATCAGCTCCAAGCTGGAACAGTTGCACGTTGACATCCGCTCTGATCGCAAGGAAATCTTCGGGCGGATCACGTCGCTCGAAACTCGGGTGGCACGGATGGAGGTGCATTCCGATCATCCACACCACGGGTAGACTGCTGATGGACCCGCAACCGTCCCATGGAATTCATCAACCATCCAGCCACCTGGATCGTGCTGGCAGCGCTCAGTGAACTGATCGCGCTCAGCCCGCTTAAGTCAAACAGCGTCATCCAGCTGATCCTGCAGGCGTTGTATGCGATCAAGCCTGGAAAAAAGTGACCGCTGGCGGGAATGCCGCCATCCTGGTGCCGATCATCGGTCGCAAGGATCTGGCGACGCAGTACCGCAATGAGGCACTCATCGCCCCACGGTTGGATGATGCCATCGAGGACTGGCACACCACGCAGCCCCTGCCACCAGAGCCGGAGGTGATCGAGCACACCATCGACACCGAACTGCAGACCGGCGACAGCGCCCTGCTGGGTGGCGCCATCAGCATCCACGCCCCATGGAATCGTGAGTAAGACGCCGATTCGCCTGCCCGACCTGTTCCGATACTGGCAGGGTAAACCGCATCAGCTGGCGGCTGTGCAGCAGCTGGGTGAGCTGATCCCTAAGGAGCTGCTATCACGCGATCAGGAATGGTTCGCAACCTGGTCGCAATCGGGCAAGATGCCTGATCCGGAATGGCTGGCGCCAGCGCTGAAGATCATCAAGGAGTTCGAGGGCTGCCGGCTTGTTGCATACCAGTGCAGTGCTGGTGTGTGGACAATCGGCTGGGGTGCAACACGACTCATCGACCGACCCGTCAAGCAGGGTGACAAGATCAGCCAACAAATGGCTGATGACATGCTGCAGAACTCCGTCGAGCTAACCGCTCGTGAACTGCTGAAGCTGATCCCAGCAGCCAAGATGTGGCCCGGCCATCAACTCGCCGCATTGATCAGCTGGCAGTACAACGTAGGCGCTGGAGCAGTACGCGACTCAACGCTGCGCTCCAGGTTGCTGGCGGGGCAAGATGCCAAGTCCGTCATCCGCGAGGAGCTGCCCAGGTGGGACAAGGTGGACGGCAAGCCATTGGCTGGCCTGACCCGTCGTCGCGCAGCAGAGCTGCTGTTATTCCTCGGTGGCGAACCACCTCAGCCTGCGCAGAGCTACGGCAACCCACTACAGGTGCCCTGGTACAGCCAGCTCGATAGCTCAACCGACCAAGCTGCGCGGATGTGCTTCAGCAGCTCATGCGCCATGTTGCTTCAATACCTGAAGCCCAATACGCTAAGCGGTCCGAATGGCGATGATCAATACCTGAAGCGTGTGCAGATGTACGGTGACACCACCGAAATCATGGCGCAGATCCGTGCATTGAATAGCTACGGCATCAAGAGCACATTATGCAAAACTGCAACCATTCCGCAGGTTAGATCATTAATTGATCAAGGTGTCCCCGTCCCATGCGGATACATTCACCGTGGCCCATTAAGCCGCCCATCAGGTGGTGGCCATTGGTTGATCGTTGTAGGGTACACCACCAAGCACCTAATCGTTCATGATCCATACGGCACCATGAACTTAAATTCAGGTGAGCGCAGTGGCAACATTGCACGATTTGCAATGTATGACGTGAATGACTTCGTGCTGCGCTGGAGCGTTGAACCAATCGGCCCTAGCTTATATCGCCATGTTCCAGGTCGTGGGTGGGCGATCATTGCTGCACGCTAGGTGCGATGCTTGGTAAGTATCAGGTGTTCCATCACCCTGACTGCACGTTCACCACTCGGGCATTCGATCACGATGTCACGATCAACAACAATCCATATCGCCGAGCCGCGCATATCAGTGCCAACTGTTACATAAGGCATCAAGTCATGTTGCCTAAGCTGGAACGGTGGAGCGACAGCCATGTCCTGGTTTGATCCTGAACTCAGTTTGACGCACCAGCTCCGTCAAGAGATGGATCGCCGCGCCGCAGCCCACCTCAGCCGAGACGAACTGGCGGTGCTCGTGGACAAGCTGATCCTCGACTGGTACAAGCACGATGCTGCAGCCGGCGAATTACTGAAGCGCATCGTCAAGCTCGAAACCGAAATCGCCCTCTCTAAGTGCGCCCCCTCCACACCTGGTCCGTCCTCAGAGCACATCCAATGGGCCCAAGACCTTATGCAGGAGCTGCATAAATGAGCGAGCAGGAAATAACACAACTCATAGACAAAGCGATTCACGCCCACGAAGTACGTGTAGCGCTGTGGAGTGGTCTGCTCGGGTGCCTACTCACCGCAGGCACTTGGCACGCCATCTGGCTAAGCAGCCACTAGACCTTACGCCAAAACACAGCGCATTCCTTGGCGTGTTTGCCCCCGGTCTGCTTCCCCTCCGGAAAACCAAGCCCACACATACCATCTACAAACTGCCAATGAACGCACTGCTGGCACCTAACCTTATTTGAACTAATAACGCACATATCGACATATATCTGCTCCGCCTGAATCAACGCATCCTCAACACAATCCCCAGACAACGGTATCTCCACCAACTTATCCTTAGTCTTCAGCCTAAGTAGCCACCCATACTCCTTAGGTATGAGCACCAACTTACCCGAGTGGTATCTCAGCGACGGCATCCTTTAACTGCTGGAGCGTTCCATCATTACTAATATACCTGTCAAAATGCGGCCACGCATTGAGTCCTCCTTCCGACTCATGCTCGACTGTCCGCACATGCCCCGCCCTGTCTACCCGCCACATAACACCCCCCATACTTCGTATAAGCTCGGCTTCATTAAGAAAACGAACATCATCTACGACAACATACGAATAAGCTCTAACACGTATTCTCCAGTGGTTCAACCACATATCGGGACTAACACATGTCCTACCCCATTCCGTACCTAACGTCTGCAATAGGTGGCGCGTACTAACCCCAAAAGCAGGCACAACGTCCTCCTTACACTCATGAAAAAACGACCGTATCTCCTCATCCCCATACCCCAAACCGCTAAACAACGACGCGACCATCTGCTTGAGCGGTAAAGCAAACGGCACAGAATGAAACCCTCTACGTGCCAAGGCATTAGCTACCTCGGTCTTACCGCTTCCCGGAGACGGAGCGTACAAACCAATAAGCTGCGCGTTCATAAGTTGTGGTGCAATTGTGTGTGTGTGTAGTAAGCAGGCAAAGAACGAACTATTACATACCGTCTTTGCGTCCAGTAAATGCCTGTCTTTTACGCAGTGCAATTCGCATCTTGTTGTGTGCCGCGCCCACACGCTGCCTTATACGCTCCCTACTGAGTTGGTACGACTCCGCAATAGACGCTAAGGACTCCGATGACTCGGCCGTTATGCCATACCTACGCTCGATCATGTCAGACTCCTCAGGACTAAGCGATGCCATAAGTATGCGCAGCATGTAATCCCTCTCCGCACTTTCTTCCGCATCCTGCTCCCGCTCTAGCGCAGCCGTATCCACCAAAAACTCCCCCAAGCTGCTCCTATCTGTACTCGGCTTCGAATCCAGACTAATATGCTTGTCCCTCCTGCTAAGCAGCAGCAGCACATCTTTAACATTAGTCTCAAGCAACTCAGCCATTTCTGCAACGTTCGGCTCCCGCTTATGCTCCTGCCTAAACATAGTGGCTTTACGCTCCAGCTTATACATCTTATCCATACTGTGCTGCGGTATGCGCACCAGGCGCTCCTTAGTGTCTATGGCACGAGTAATGCTCTGCTTAATCCACCAATAAGCGTACGTCGAAAACTTATATCCGCGACTATAATCAAACAACTCAGCCGCACGAGTCAAGCCAAACGTGCCCTCTTGAATCAAGTCCATTAGCTCCATGTTCGAGCCACCAAGCCTGTGCGTGTACGGCTTGGCCAAATGAACAACCAAACGCAGATTTGCAGTGATCAGCGTGCGCTTAGCCTTTTCAGCCCGCTTGACTATGCGCTTTTCTTCCGCAGTAAGCTGCGGCTTTTCCTGTAACTCTTTTGCGCTGAGTATTGTGCGTGATAACGTGATCTCCTGCTGAGGTGTAAGCAACGGAAACCGGCCTATCTCCTGCAGATAGTGCTTCATCGAGTCTCCGGTGTTAGTACGAGTTGATGGCATTACAGCGAATGGGGATGGAACGTCACTTAGCCGAGCGCACCTAACGCTGGCGCTGATCAGTATAGCACATTGTCAATCCTCACTAACCACCGGCCTTCCAGACCCCCACCGCACCTTCACCGACTTGGGCACCAGCCCTTCCGGCTCTTGGCGCGTAAAGAACCTGTACCCACACTCAAGGCATCGCCTTTCCCGACAGATCGTTCCATCGGGTGCTTCTCCGGTGGCAAGTACTTTCGACCCATGAAAACGGCACTTAGGGCACGGAAACCGCGACCGCAACTTACGACGAACAGAATCACTCATGACGAGACGCAAATTAAACGTGCGGGATAATTGTCATAAAACACGCTGCAGGCTGCCCACTTCTGCGGCAACCACCAGGCCAGTAGCACGATGGCATTGACCACCAGCACAGCTGCAATCAGCAGCTTGATGGGCGTGTGGTCAGTCATCCATCCAGCTCCTTGATCAGCTTCTTGAGTGCCTTGAACTCGCCCCAGGTCAGGCGAATGGTTTGTTCAGCGTGGGTGGACAGGTGCGCATCGAATCCTTCGCCGTTATGCCACAGCGATACCTCGATGAAGTCATCGGACTTGGCAAGGTGGTCGAACTTCTCCAGTGGCGCAAATGCCGTCTTGAGTTCATAGGTGGTGATCTCAGGCATGGTGGCCCTCCAGTTCGGCGGCGATGGCGAGGAGCCCAGCGCGGATGGAAGGCACTGGTTCGCTCGGCCAGATCTTGGATCCTCCAGGCGTTATCTGGTATTCCGGCACCACCTGATCAGCAACAGCAAGCAGGGCGGCGGCTAGGCAACCTTGTCCGGTGTGGCTGGAACGAAAGGCATCCAGCACTGTCCGCGTAGCGGGTGACAGCGGTGGCGCAACTGCGTGCTCACTCATCAGCACAAGTTGATCGTGCTCTTCTTCAGTGAGATCACTTTCGTAATTGGGATCAAGAATGTCAGTCATGTTGAGAAGTGGGCTTCAAGCTCGGGGCTTCGGGCGGCGGGCGGCACGCAGCTCCTTGGCAAAACCGTGAAAGTCCTCGTGCTGCATGTACTCGCAACACGCCTCCAGCTCCATGTCTGCCCCCCAGCGTGCGGCCTCGTAATAGCCGCACATGCTTCCTGCCCACTTGGCAATCAGCTCCGGCGGTGG